CTCTGCGGCGAGATAGTCTTGTGCTCGCTTTCGCATTTCTTCGGTAGGCTGAATAGGGACGATCAGATGCCCATCCGGCACCATTTCAGCCGACGGAATATGCTTATCGACTACAGCCACCGGCTCCTGCCCCGCGCGCTGCTTCTCAATCAATTCCTTGCTCATCACATCACCTCCAATTATTGATTAACCAATTATTAAATAACCCATTCTGGTTTTGCTCTGTTGTGCCATTCTACACGCATTGGCTTTTCTCTGCAAGCCCATTCCTTAAATTTTTCATTCAAGTAGGCTTTGTAGGCTTTTGTCTGGTCAAAAACACCCAACTTTTTAAAGGAATCAGGTATTGCCATAGCAAACGCTGTCCTAGCTCCGCAAACGATTTTAGATGGTTGTTTTGCTAGGGGTTTAAGCAATTCTGAGGTCTTATGAACCTTGCCTGTACGGAATGTGTATTCATCACAAAGAGCTTTTAAGTGATTATAAGCCCATTTGTAATTTTCAGATGTTTCACGAATCCAAACACTGCAAGGATGCCCTTGATGTGTAGGCTTATAACCAACTTGAACACCATCTAGAACAAAATGCGCAGTTGAGAGCATCTGAGCGACTTCCAAAATCATTTTCACGTTATGGACGTTGCAGTGATGTTGTGCAGATTTTACAGGACATTCATCAGTTACGAACAAATTCATGGTAAAGCCTCGTTTGTGTTTGCATGAATCCAATGATAGATGATCTACCAAAGACTGTCAAGAGGATTTGTAAAATATTTCTTAAAATCTTCTTTTTGTGGAATTTCTTCGTCCACTATAACACAATCAAAAGACAAACCTTTAATAGAATCGTTGTTTTCAATATCCACATATTCTACTTGGTAGCCTGCTTGTACCAACTTATCCATGATTATCTTTGTACGTTTTGAATAGATAGGCTGTTCTGTCAGGATTAAGGCTTTCATTCTACAATCTCCACAAGTTTCATAACCTTTAGAACTAAACGATCTTCTTTGCAACCTGCTGATAGTTTGTATGCAAGCCATTTAGCACTGTCCAAATCCATGATTTCTTCATCACTGCCAAACTCATTGTAATAAATGTGATTGTTTTGATCAATCACCATATAACGATCTTCACTCATTTCCCATCCTCCCATTTATTCAAACATTCTTCAAAATACTGCTGGCTACCAATTGGATCATGAACCCAATCTTCGTAACACAAACCACAAATTTGATAGACAGCATTCCATCCATAAAACTGATCATTGTAGATAATACCATTACGGTTATTCATTTCTTTTCCTCCACATTAATCAATTCTGCTTCAATATAATACCAGCGGTCATTAAGACTGCTTTGGTTCTTTACACGATGTGGACAATACCATGAATACTCTTCTGTTGTAACAACCATTTTCTCATGTTTTACAATTTCCACAATCTTTGGTTTTGAGAATGTCTTCACAGAGTATTTTTGACTACCTGATCCATATTTATATTCAGATAAGAAGGCGTCCGTCCATTTATCGTCTTTAACCTCTTCAGGCTCTGAATACTGGGTAGATGTATTCCTGTCCCAGTAGGAAGGTCGGTTCCTACCTTGTAGTTTCCAAGTTCCTTTAATCTTACCTGCATAGTAATAAAGTGTTTCATCATCAAACATCTTCACCAAATCACCAACTTTCAAATCCTTTAGACTAATCAGCTTGTTTTCAAGTGTGTCCATTTGATCTAGAGTGATCAGATATGGCTCGGAATTTACGGGAAGAAGAATATGATTATTTCCTTCACGCCCCCAAACACATTCTTCCTGTACAACTCCATTAACTACAGTAGTGTGGTGCAGCAGTGTTGCAAGGTTGTCAGTAGGAATTTCTACAGTAAATCCACGAGGGTCTTTAACACGGAATAGCTTATTACTTGTAGACCAGCGAGAAACAGAGCAACCAACATAAAACCCTTTGGTCGGAGTGTTATCAAAAATAAACTCTTCTCCATTTTGAGCAGGCTTTACATAATCAACAATGGCTCTGCCTGACTCGTCACGTTCATAGTCACGACCACCATCTTTCATTTTATAGACATTTTCAGCCATGCTCCTTGCCCAACTACGTCCTGTCTCTTGCATCTTTGCAACATTAGAAAGAACATTACCTTCTTTTGTTTCTTCATAACCGCACATATATGACAGAGCATCTTCACGGTCTACACCTTTAACACACCACAACTGTTTACTGATTTTAATCATTTCTTCTACTCTCCTATGTTCTTATATCTTAGTAGTATATAATCTGCTCTTTGGTGATTCTGTAGATCGAAGAACCTTAACCCTTCATAGCCTTAATCTTATCAGAAATTAAACCAATCCTCACTTTCACCGTATGTCTGGATTGGTTCATAGCCTTGATACAAGACTTAGCAACCCAAATGTCATAACCTAGGATGTTAAACAAAATTGCCTTCTGTGTCTCATGCTTAACGTGAAGATACTCATACTCCTCGGTGTCTGTCAAGGATTTCTTTTGCTCTGCTTCTGGTTTTTCTTTTGTACCATCAAAAATTTTCACCTTAGAGCAAGGGATTAAGCTTGCCACATCCTCTAGTGTAAACGAATGAGGTTTGAACCACTCCCCTTCTTTTCTGAAAGCCTTATAGTGCTTAAGGAGACAAGACTCCACCTCTTTAGCCGGTGCAGACGTGTCCCAATAAGCCAGACAAACGACTGTAGAACCTGAGCTTGTCGTCAATTGCCTTGCTCGTTTGAAAGGGTCAATTGAAATACCAATCTTTAAATCTCCGTGTGAGTTTTCCATAACATATAAATACTTCTTACCCGGATTTACTTTAACCCCCCTAACCTTCCTTAACGCTCGTACTGCTCTGTTATATACTTTCTTACCTCCCGCAGTAAACTGTTTGTCCTCATAGTGGGATGAGATTTTACCTAGCATTTCTTCTGTAATTTCTACAGACTGCCCCCGCTTCTTCCATCCCTTAGACAAACCACCAATACCAAAAACTTGAGCCTCAAATTCTGTAATAGAAGCCTTACCACCCAAATATTCAATTAAATTCATAACACCTCCGTAAATTTTAGACACAACTAACCCCATTACCTCCCGTGATACCTCTCGGGGCCACCGCCCTTCATCGAAGCATCCCTGAATCTTAGTAAGGATTCATAAGAGATAATGGTATATCCATAATTATTCTGTCCTGTTCCTATCAGAGACAGCTTCCCTCCAACCACCTTTATTCTCCGGTTGGATACCTGTAGACTACGACTAACATAGGCTGGAGTCAATACACTCAGGGAAGATCATTCTTCCTTTCATCTACAGATGTTGATAGAGTTTTTGCTATATCACGGTCATGGGTTGTCAGGGGTAGACATTAGCCCATACTTGCACAGATCAGTGCCATCTATTACTCTAGCTTCACAGGTCTAGCGAACCTCAGCTAAGCTTGTTGTCACGTTTTGCTTTGCAGCTTATAGCTGAAGGGAAACGATGCTGAAACGCCCAATCCACAACGGATGACAAATATTCTACAGCATTTCTCCTCAGTGTCAACAGCTTTCTATAAAATATTTTCATAAATTTATTTTGAATTGGTGCTTGACGGATTTGGAGGATGGGTGTAGATTTGATTTCAGTAACCACTCAAAGGAGAAACACATGGAAACCATCAACTGGCAAGATTTTGAAGAGAAAGGTAATTGGAGTCGTCCTAATCTGGTAGCATGGGCACTTATTGAAGCAATGGCTAAGAAATGGGTTATCGGTTTTACGTGTTGTTGCAGGCAAAACGCAGTCTTAAAGCATGCTGGTGTTAGCTTCGGCTTTACGTGTTGTTATAATGAAGGCTCACCCATTGCAGGAGAGCAATCATGGAGTCAATGAGATCGAGCGAGCTGGCGCAAGCTGGATTACTGCCGTGCCCGTTTTGTGGCGGTGAGCCAACCGTAAGCAGCTTTCCGGGCGCCCATAACGTTTGGTGCTCGAACCAGCCGGTTACCTGTGGCAACCGATCCATGTATACGTCGGAGCAATGGAACCGCCGCGCCCAGCCAGCCCCGGCGCAGGATGATCGAGAGGCGCGAGATTGGGAGATGAAGGCACAAGGGATCGAGAGCGTGATCCACTACGTGGTAAGCAAGCGCGATCAAGACTTGCTACGCCAACACGCCGCCGATAAGCGGGCAGAGGCCAAGCGTATATCCGGCCTAGGCGGTGACGCGTGAGCTTATTCCAGTGCTATGAATGCGGCTGTCGTGAGAACACAGCAACCAGCAACTTCTGGACTCGCCAAGAAGGGCCATGGCGAGGACTGCCCAGCCAGCCATGGATGCTTTGCTCGGCCTGTGACCCCGAAATCGGGAAATGGCACGGCAGGTTCGAGCGGAAATACCTGGCGAAAGGTCAGTTCGTTACCGATCGGCAAGGCAATCTTGCCCATAAGGATTCCGTTCCCGCAGATCAAGGTGCGGCCTGTGGTGGCTGAATCGCTCTCGCTGCTGCACCCGTTGAAAGTTGAGATCGTGGAATTCCTGGAGGATGAACACGATCTGGTGGATTACGGCGTTCCGATTTTCAGCATCCTGCAGCTGTACGCGGAGCCGGAGACCGGAGCCATCCGCGAGGACGGCTAACAACACAATCAACTACCAACCGTGGGGTATTCAGAAAGGGCCTAACAACACCCTTTCCCGAATACCCTAAGAAATCCCCTACAGACATTGATACTGTCTTTGCACCCTTTGACCCAAAGGCTCTGAATGTGCAAATGAAGATTAATGGTGTTGATGTTTCTTTCGTTTACATCATGGAGTTGATTCAGAATAGCGTGGAAAACCTTGAAGCTGAAATCAGGGCATCTATTATTAAAGATGCAGCGAACAAGCTGATTGAGGAGCTTGGGAATAAGATTGAACAGTGGTAGCTCTTAAGCTACAGAATCCCAGTAAACATCAGATTTTGTAGCCTGAAAGGCACAAACAGAGGAGAAAGAAAGTGAAAGCACTTTACGATAAAGATGGTGTAAGCCCACAACTAGAAGTGGAAATCCTTGGTTGGGATCGTGATAAGTATTTCGCGTTTAAGGACTCTAGTGGTGAAATCCAGCATGACAAGTGTTGGAAGTTTTCTGTTAAACGCTCCAACAATCTGCACACCCTCGCTTATGCTGATTGGGGTAGTATTGTAGTGGTTACTCGGAAAGAAGCGGCCAAGGAGATTAAAAAGCGATATAAGAAATCCGTAGTGTATCGAGTCAAGACAACCAGTCTAGACTACTACAAAGAGTTTAATAGTCTACGTAAGGCACTAAATTTCTGTAAATCAAACAAAGACGCTACATTCCTACACGCCTGTTTTTACTACAAGAATGGTTCCTGTTCTGGCCCTGTTCTTGAAAAGCTAGAAGGCAATTGGTACTATTTCGCTCAAATTTCAAAGCAAGTGAGTGAAAAGACTATTTCTGAGTTTTGCTTCAACGATTAAAACCTATCACCACTCTAGACGTAATAGAAACATTAAATTAGCCGAATCAGAAATTTAGTGTAGAATGTAATTATCTTGAATTGAATGGAGAAATGAAATGAGCATCAAACAAGAGCTTGATGAAATGATGGCATTTGACCAGTGCAAGATTGCTCGTGTTATGCAACACGATTGTGAAGTACACATTTGTAGTTACAAGGTAGGAGATGAGAGCTGGATCACTATCTTTGAAGACTATGACGGTGAAGATAGTTTCACAAGGGTTAATGTAAACCGTTGTGGATTGGTAGAACTTTACAAAATTATTAAAGAGTGCTTGGACAAATGAGAATGATCCCTAAAGAATCTGGCTATTACTGGGTCAAATTTAGTAAAATTTGGACACCTGAGATTGTTTACGTTGATAACAGGTTTGTTGTACTTAGACTTGGCGATAGAAACCGCTACTCATTCAATGATGATGTAGTACAATGGTGCTCTGGTAAATTGGAGATGAATAAATGAACGACTATGAAATTCGTGAGAAAGTGCTTACCGATGCTATGGAAGAGTTGAAGAAGAAAGCAGGAGAAGTAATCAGTGGTATTATGTCCGATCTCTATACAGACTACCTGCCCCACGTTGTAAGTGATACAGATGCAAATATTTCCTATCGCGTTGAAGGCTGTTTAAAGAATATTCTTGAGGGCAAACTAGTCCCTGTATCAACGAACCTTTTCACAATTAATGATGGGTACGGAAATGACCATCTTGTTAGCTTGAACGGGAACACTTCTAGTCTGGAGGCTCTTGCAAATGCTATGATGCCTCTGATGGGTGAGGTTATTATGAAAGAACGTATCAAAGAGCTTGAAACTCATATCTCTATTCTTAAATCCCGTCTTGAAGATGCGTATCGTTAAATGAAATTAACAACCTCGCAGCTAAACACATGCACAAAGCCAACAATCGTGGTTGTTTTCATGAGGAAAAACGTGATAAGCTTCTATCTGATGTAGTGAATAGGGAGCTTGACGAAAGCGTGTTTAATGAGTTAGAATCCCAAGGAAATGAGGGACTTATTGTGATGATGAATGGTAGTGTTATAGAGTTTGACAAGGACTATGAACTTCCTTGTATTGGTTGTTCTAATTTAACTGTGGAGGATTGATTATGAAAGAAGGTACTAAAGTAAAGGTTGTTGCTAATGTTGGTGGCCATGAATTCAAGATTGGAGAAATTGTAGCCCGGTGTTGGGGTGAGTATGAGTGTTCTCAAAGTATGGGGTTTTATTCAGAACAAGCTGGTCTGTGGTATATGAAGCCAGATGAATACGAGATTGTAGACAAGAATTATGCAATTTCACTTATGGCTGACGCTATGAATATGGCACGAAACCAGGGGTTTAGTCGTGCTGTGTGGGAAGTAATTGCAGATGCTATTGAACAGGCCGAGGAAGAGCTAGAAAATGAACACCTTTGAAATTGAGTATTGGGATGAAGAAGACAATTTGCTGACATTCTACGTCACTGTCACAGATTATGTTAATGTAGCTCCACAAGGGAAGTGGGCAGATAGTGATTGGGATTGTTATGGATATGAGGAAGTTGAATTCTCTGTAGACTCTGTTACAATCACTACTATTGATGCAGAAGGTAACACAATTTCAGTGGATAAACCTGTTGACTTTAGTGAATATTCTGATATCATTGAAGATAAGCTTCTTGAGCAGATCAGGGAGCTCAGGGAGCTTAGGGATTGTCACGAATGCGACAATCCAGAGTTAGAATATTATGATTATTGAGGAGTAATAATTGAGCAATATTAGACAAGTCTTAGAGTATTACGGGGGCATCTTGTCTGGTGTAAAGTGCTGTTGCCCGATCCACACTGAAAAGACCCCAAGCTTTCAAATCTATGAAGATACAGAAAGCTGGCACTGTTTTGGGGAGTGCTCAGACGGTGGTGATGCAGCTACATTCATTATGCGAATGGAAGATTGCCGCTTCCCCGAAGCTGTTAGAATTTATCAAGAAATTACAGGAGACGAGGAAACTTATGCTCCTAAAGTGCAATTGAATTTGGAGGATATTGTGGGGCAAACATTTAATTCAGAAGTGAATGAAAAGATTAAAGAGCAGACGGGAGTTGATAGTAAAGGTTATCGTGGTATCCGTACAGACACTAGTAAACCTTTTGGTGTTCGTTATGAATACAGTCAAGAGGATGGTAGTGTTTCTGCTACATATTATCCTTGTACTAAAGAAGGTCAACTGACTGGTTATAAAGTCCGCAAGCATCCGAAGGATTTTACTAACCCTTATGGCGAGACTGGAAAAACTTGTGATCTATTTATGCAGTTTAAATTTATGAATACTCAGTCAGACACTGTTGTTATTTGCTCAGGAGAGCATGACGCCTTAGCAACTCACCAAATACTGAATGACTACATGACTTCTAAAGGCTACAAAGAGGTTCCTGTTGTTTCTTCTACTATTGGTGAAGGCGGTCTACATAAACAACTACAAATGCAGTATGAATGGCTGAACCGATTTAACAAGATCATATTTCTACCAGACCAAGACAAAGCAGGCATGAAAGCTCTTGAGGAAGTTTCTAAAGTAGTTCCCAAGCGGAAATTGTTTGTTATGAGTATTTCCGAAAAAGATGCTAACGATGCTCTGCGTGCCGGAAAAGAGAAAGAAGTGATTAACGCCTATTATAAAGCTCGTGAGTATTCACCTGTCGGTATTGTGGGTAGTTCTGAGCTTCCTGATAAGATCATGGAAAGTGCTCTTGTTGAGAAGATTCCGCTTCCTCCTTTTATGCACAAAGCCCAAAAACTGATGGCGGGTGGTATTCCGCTTGGACGAATTGTAAATCTTGGCTCCATGAGTGGAGCTGGTAAAAGTACAATCATTGATGAGTGTATTTATTGTTGGATTTTTAATAGCCCTTATAAAATTGGAGTTGTAAGTCTTGAGTCTGAAAGTGGTGAATACGGAATTAAACTTCTGTCGCGCCATGTTGGTTATAAAATTGATCTAATTGAAACAGTAGAAGAAAAGCGCGACTTCTTGCTACAAGAGCACGTCCAGAAGAAAGAGTTTGAGTTGTTCTGTCACCCTGATGGTTCTGACCGATTCAAGCTTGTAGATGAACGTGACGGTAGTGTGGAAGACCTTCAAGAGCAAGTTAGTCGTCTTGTGATTGAGTGTGAGTGCAAGATTATTATTCTTGATCCGCTACAAGACGTACTAGATGGTCTATCAACTGAGGGACAGGCCGTATTTATGAAATGGATGAAGGGTTTCACTAAGAGCCATAAGGTTACTTTTGTGAATATTAATCATGTTCGTAAAAATAGTGGCGGGTCACAGGCTAACTCGACTGGAGCAGAGTTGTATGAGGAAGATTTTTTAGGCTCATCTTCAATCTTCAAAAGTGCATCTTGTAATATGCTTTTCATGCGAAACAAAGAAGCCGAAGACCCCGTAGAACGAAACACTACTCGGATGAAGATTACCAAGTGTCGATGGTCAGGACGCACTGCACCAGATGCAGGGCGATATTACTACTGTAACGAAACACATCGTCTACACGATCTTGAAGACTGGATGGATAAGAATCCAAGAAGTGTGGATGACGTAGATTTTTAAATTGGAGGACAAATGGCGTTAAAACATTTGAAAATAGGCGACATTAGAACAAATAAACAAGGATTTCAATATGAAATTGTTGAAATAAATAATTGTAAATCAGTAGTTGTCCGCTTTTTTAATTGATGGCTCAGTAAAAGAAACTACTGCTGATTATGCTCATAAAGGGGTAATCGGTAAACAAAGATTTTTCATTGGAGATACTTATAAGGATAAGTATGGAGATATTATAGAACTAACGCATTACAAAACTTATGATAAAATAACCGTTCAGTGGGATGATGGTACTACCAGAGTGGTAACAGGTTATCAGATTGAAAATGGATTAGTTATACGAGAAGAGGACTCTCAGTTGTTGAATCCTTCGGTGAAGGTTGGTGACGAATTTAGAAATAATCAAGGTACTCTAATACGAGTAAAAGAGTATAGATCATATTCTAATGTTGTAGTGGAGATGTTAGGCAGGACTCATCACGAAGTAATTTGTAACGCTGGTAATTTAATAAAAGGTAATGTTCACGATAAATACGCACCCAGCGTTGCCGGAAAAGGAATTATCGGGGACGCCTTTGTTGATGTTAAATCGAAAGAATATAAAACTTGGGTAGGGATGATTAAAAGATGTTATGTTTTCTATGATTACAACCCTCGTGCAAAAATAAATTATGAAGGCTGTTCTGTTTGTGAAGACTGGCTGTATTATGAAAATTTTATGCAATGGTTTAAAATGCAAAACGTGTATGAAGAATGGCAGTTAGACAAAGACCTTCTATTTAAAGGAAATCGAGAATATTGTCCCGATAAGTGCGTGTTCCTACCGAGAGAAATCAACACGTTCTTAACTCTCCGTAAGAATGACAGAGGTGATTATCCTGTGGGAGTGACTTACCATTCAAGACTTGATAAATTTGAAGCTGGTTGCAACCGAGATGGTAAGAACTTATATTTAGGACTATTTAATGATCCTGTATCAGCCTTTAATGCGTATAAGGTCGAGAAAGAATCTTTCGCTAAAGAACTTGCGGAAAGATGGAAGGACTCTATTGACAAACGAGCGTATGATGCTTTATCATCGTGGACTGTAGATATTAATGACTAGGAGAGTGTATGACCCGTGATGTAATATTTGACCTTGAAACTTACCCCTCTGTGGTAACGATGTGTACAGTTGACTCCGATGGTCATAATGTGCAAGAGTTTGAAATCAGTATGCGAAAGAATGACAGCGATAAATTCCTTGAGTTCTTTCGTGATTGTATTCGTAATAAACGTCGAATGGTTGGTTTTAACAATCGGTCGTTTGATTACACAATTATCCACTACATGATTGAGAAGGCTAAAACTTGTCGTCTGACTGGAGAAGAATGTGTTTTCACTGCTAAGGAGTTATACAAAGTAGCTGACGACTATTTCAAAAAGCAGAAGACAAGTGAGAAAAGCTTTAATCCAATCAAGGACTCAGATGTAATTATTCCTCAGTTGGACTTATATCTCGTGCATCACTTTGATAATAAGGCAAGGTCTACATCTCTAAAAATGCTTGAGTTTAATATGCGTTCAGAAGAGATTGAAGACCTCCCATATCCTCCGGGTTATGTGATCAAGGATGAAGAGATTCCTATTCTTCTGAAATATAACAAAAAGGATATTCTGGAAACTCTGAAGTTTTACAATGAGTCTAAAGATGCTCTACAGCTCCGTGAGGATTTGACCAAGCAGTTTGGTTTTGATTGCACAAACTTCAATGACACTAAGATTGGTAAACAGCTTTTCATTGACAGACTTGAACAAGAAAACCCCGGATGCTGCTACACTTATGGAAAACAGGGAAGGAAAATTAATCAGACAAAGCGTGATAAGATTATCATCAAGGATTGTTTGTTTGACTACATTGACTTTACTCGGAATCGTCCAGAGTTTAAAGCTGTACATGATTGGTTTAAATGTCAAGTAATCACTGAAACAAAAGGTGTATTCACTGACCTTCTTGAACATAACCTTGGCGACGTTGCGAAATATGCCGAGATGAAGGTGAAGAAAGTAAAGTTTAAAGAAAAGCCAAATGAGAAAGACATTGAGGAAATGAAGAAAGAATTTCCTGCTGGTTGGCTTGAAGAAACTGAACTGAAAGCAATGGAGGTGCTGAAGGATTCACAAGGTAAACCAATCAAGGAGAGTTACATTGATGACAAAGGTAAAGAGAAACAACGTAATGTAAAAGTTCCTAAGAAGTCATATCACTGGTGCTACAACATTGCAGAAACTCTGAACGTAGTTATTAACGGCTTTCGTTATGATTTTGGTGTTGGTGGTATTCATGGTGCTAAACAGGGTACTCATCGTTCTACAGAGAAGCGTAAACTACGAACACTTGATGTTGCCAGCTATTATCCCAACATGGCTATTAGTAATAATGTGTATCCACAACATCTCGGAATGACTTTCTGTAAAGTGTATAAGGACTTGTATGTAGAACGTAAAAAACACGATAAAAAATCAGCAGCGAACAAGGCTCTGAAGCTGGCCCTTAATGGCGTATACGGCGATAGCAATAACGAGTTTAGCCCTCTATATGACCCGGCATACACTATGAGCATTACGATTGGTGGACAGCTTTCTCTGTGTATGCTGATGGGTGCTCTTGTTGATCACTGTGATGCTGAAATCATCATGTGCAATACTGACGGCTTTGAATATTTTGTTGATGTTGACAAGATTGAAAAAGCTGATATGATTGTCAAACGATGGGAAAATCTGACTGGTCTTGAGATGGAAGGCGACACTTACTCTGCGATGTACGTGGCTGATGTAAATTCCTATATAGCAATAAAAGAGGACAAGGATGCTAATAAGTAAAATAAAAGGTCAGGGAGGTATTTACAAAATAACCAACACCGTAAATGGTAAGTGTTATATAGGAAGAACTTCTGATTTCTACCGAAGGTCGCACCACTATG